TTTTGATGAAAACGAACATTTAACTATTGACATTGACTCTTAATTGTAGTATAATAGACACCATGAATATATTTAGATTAGACAACGACCCAGTAAAATCCGCTCAAGACCAATGCGACAAGCACGTCGTTAAGATGGTGATTGAGTCAGCACAAATGTTATCAACCGCACATCGTATGGTTGACGGGATTATGGAACGTAGGCCATCTAAGAAAGGAGCAATGCTCCAATATTTTTACCTTGAAGATGAACGTGAAGAAGTACTATACAAAGCCGTTCACTTCAATCATCCATCAACTGTATGGACAAGAGAATCAAAAGCTAACTATGATTGGCACTATAAACACTTCGCGGCTCTGTGTGATGAGTATACCTACCGATATGGTAAGGTTCACGCAACCGATAGAAAACTAAGAACAGCATTAAGTAAAGCGCCAAGCAACATTCCGAATCTAGGAGAAACGCCATTTAAGTTGGCAATGAACTCAAATCCTGAATGTATGTTTGAAGACGCAGTAAAATCTTACCGAGCTTTTTATCATACCAAACAAGATCGTTTCTCAATGGTATGGACAAAGAGAGATATCCCTGAATGGTGGAAGGGAGCTGAAGTTGCTTAATTTTATAATTAGTATTATCAATAGGAGTGTGTATGGAAAACTTAGGAAAACAATTGCTTCAAGATTCTCAACGTAGGTTTATCGGTAAAGATGAATTACTTGAGGCTTGTCTTGAAACTATGACTGATGAACAGTTATATGAAATGTCAATTAAGTACGGTTTCATCTTAACTGAAAGAGATGTCGGTGAAAGCGAACTCGATATGAGTTCAGCAACTCAAGAAAAGATTATAGATAAAGTCTTAGCAAGACACGGAGATTAGTATGGAATTATGGATGTATTGGATTACTGCCATACTCTTTACGGGTGTTGGTTATTACTTTGGTATAAATCAACCAATTACATTTTCCGAATCTAAAAGAATCACTCAGCAAACTATTGATACCTTAATTGAGATGGGATACGTCAAAACGATTAAGAGTGGGAAAGATACCGAAATGGTAAAATGGGAACAAGAGGAAGATCTTTAAATGGAAATTACACCAATCAGCCCTATGTGGCCACAGCAGTTTAGTAATCGTATTGAGTATGATACGAGAACAGTTAAAGTTACCACGAAAGTTAACGATAACTATCAACAAGAAACAGTTTACACTTATGATAAGTATGGACGTTTAGTTAATTCTGTAGTACGTAAAGATACGATAGCTGAAATATGATTACCGACTTTACATTATTTAACGTCTCTATTATCAACCCTTCTACAATGGAAAAAATTGACCAAGGTGAAATGAGATATAAACATGCAAGAGAATTCGTTGATAAAATGGACTCAAAGGGAATTCCTTGTATTGTTGAAGCTACCGACGATTCCGACGTAGCAGATTTCATACTTTCAAATAATTAAACTTTTTTCATAAAAACTATTGACATTCATAATGAACTATAGTATAATAGTATTATATTGAGGGAAACACCCCACCGCGAAAGAGAAAATAGAAAGTCGCGATTCTATAATCCGGTGAGTAGATACCTTGAACCGAGCAGAAGACTTTATCAATCGGAAGGTTCAAAAGAATAGGTGGACAACCCATACGGCAGCTTGAGGAAGGCCGCTCTGGAAAAGAGATAATATGGTGGGATAGAACGAATCAATATAGGTGGTACTAAACCCCAACCGCACATGAAGAAACTCTATATGTGGTAGTGATTTAGATATCCGCATTGTGAAAGAGATAGGTTAGTTCGCAAGACTAACGACACAGCTCGGCAGAGCAGGATCTTTCTTCCTTGGAGTTGAGAGTAGTTTAAGTATTACCCATCACGCTGAAGTTAACGAGTAACATGTAAGGCCGACGTTGGGTACCACCGCACTTTAAGTTTTTTAGATTGGAATATACGATTAACAATTCTACACTATTTAACGAATTCCGTTAACACAATATTCCAATCACTAAGGTAGTTTGAAATCCCTGATTAGTCATCAGGTCCTTTAGAAAGGCAGTAAGACCAAATGACGATTGTGACACTGAAGTTCAATACCTAGGCGGAACTTTTCATACCTTTGATAGGCGTATATGGAAGTTCCGCCGTTTTTTTATTCGGCCCGTTCGTCTAGTGGTTAGGACACATGGTTTTCATCCATGCAACAGGAGTTCGATTCTCCTACGGGCTACCAGATTATGAAAGAGATGATACAATTAATAAGAGAAATCGTTTGGTGCTTTACAGCAATTACAATATTAGCAATGTTAATACTTTGGTGGGAAGGAGCTTTCACTAAAGGTTGTTTAAATTTATTATGGACGGCAATGGTATGAAACGATTAGCAGAATACTTAAATATATGTAAAAAGCATTGGAAAGAAATATTTGCTTTATCATTTGTAATGCATTTCATATTTGATTGGTTCATATTCCTAGCAGGATATCTTGTAGGTAAATACTTATGAAACCTGAGACAAAAAAGATTCATAAAGAAACGGCTTTTCAGATTGCGACCGGCCTAGCCATAAATTACCCTCTAAACCTCTTTTTGCTATACATCTATATAGAACGGTTTGGTATTACCAACCCTGTCATACTGGGCACTCTGGTCACTGCTGTAATGACTGTAGTAGCATACACTAGAATCTTTCTGATTCGTTCCTATTTCTCTAAAAAATAATTCACTTTTTTCTCATAAAACTATTGACATTCATTGTGAGATAGAGTATAATAATTGTATATTAAGGAAAAAGGAGTTTAAATGGAAATAAGAATATTAGGAAACCAACCGGAACCATCATTAACAATGGACGGTTACGAAATCGTTGATTTTGAGGTTAGAACAAAAGATGAGAATCTTTTTGAAAAAGGAAAGAAAATCGTCAACGATTATATTAATCAAAACCCAACTTGGGAACATTGTCAATTATTCATTGATGACCCAATGACAGTTGGTATCTATCCGCAAGATTCTGAAGGTGCGGAATTTAACGAATTAGTATTAAAATTAGAATCACTTGGCTTTTACGGTAAAGCTGCTGGTTATAGAGAGGTTGCTTAATGAAATTATTTGAAAAATGGACTCAACTTGGTAATGATACTTTCGGAGATGTTTTTGAGCAGTGTCAATTTATCAAAGATGGTAAAAGATACGTTTGTATGATTAAGGATTTTGGTGAAAATCACATTGATGTTAAACCAATGTCTATTGATTATGAATCAGCAATCTTTATGAAAAACGTTCCTATGATTCAACTTACGAAAGATATGTTTGATAAAGTAGGTTTGGAATTATGGGATGATGCAAGAGGTTGCGATAATTCAGCAATTGGAGTTTCTGGTTGTTACGAACCTTGGACTAATTTTATTTGGGAATAAAAAAGGGAACCCCGAAAGGTTCCCTCAAGTGGTTTAGTTGACCTAAACTCTTCTTATTATAACGAGTTCTTAGAATAAGTTAGCGATTGTAACTTTTCTGTAGTACTTGTTAAGGTCAGATGTAAGAGCTCCAAGACCTTGGCTAGAAACGTCACCTTGAGCAAATGGGTTTGAAACCATTCCGTAACGTGTCTTAAATCCAATTTTTGGTTGGAAGCTGTTCTCACCAACCGCACGAACCATTTGTAATGGAACGTATGGGCAGTAGAATAAACCTGCATCAAATGCAGATGAACCCTTGTAACCAACTACTAAGTAGTTAGCACCTGCGAATGGGTCAACATATACTCTGAATCTTCCGTTAAGAACACCAGCAAAAGTATTACCAGTATCATCAACTTCTAAGTTATTTGAGTTTAGAGCAGGAGTGTAATCCAACACACCAGCCATTTGTAAAGCAGAGGCTACGTCAGAAGAACAAATAACAACGTTACCTTTTCCTCTTCTTGTTCCTTTAGCAATTGCGTTAGCTTCTTGCTCGATTTGGAACATTAAACCTTTGAACTTCTCAACAGACCATCTTCCGTTTGCATCAACGTCTAAGTCGAATGTACCCGGAGTAGCAGCACCAGCAGCACCAGCAACAGCAACGTCATAAATTGTTCTAATAACTTCACGGTTGATTTCTGTTAAGATTTCAGTTTGAAGAATATTAGCTAATTCAGTTTCTGCGTCTAGGCCGTGAACAGCTTTAAGATCCTGAGCAAGCTCAGTTGTGTATTCTGCTTTTAAAGCACGAGTCTTAGCAGCAACAGTTACTTTCTCGATAGAGAATGCCATTTCTGCGTAGTTAGTACCACCGCCATCGCCTAGGGCTTCAGCAGCTGCTGTAGTCATACCAGTACCTGAAGTTACAGAACCACCAGGTAAAGTATTAGCATGAGTACCTGTACCTGAGAAGTCTGTATCAGCTTCGTTGTACATTGCCTCAGCACCACCTTGTGAACCATATCTTGCACGCATTGCGAAGATTAATCCTGTAGGTCCAGTCATAGGCTGAACACCACAAATATCATAAGCAATCATGTTAGGTACAGCACGTCTTACCAATGAGATAAGAATTGGGTCATAACCTGCACCAGGACCTCCAGCAGTAGAACCACCTGTAAATCCACCGGTTGTACCGACGTCATTAGTAGGTGCTTCAGAAAGCAAGCTAGTCATGTTAGCAGATAAGTCACCAGTTTCGGCTAGTGCTCGTTCTGTGTTCTCAAGAATTGTAGCAGTAACTGCTTTTCTATGAGAGTCACTAATAGGTGAAAAAGATTCGTGCGCTAAAATTGGCTCCCACTTTTCCACTAGTCTTGTATAGTTATCCATTTTGGATCTCCTTATTTAATTTAAATTTAATTAAAAAACCAAATTCAATTATTCTTTACTTCTTAGTGTTGAAAGCTTCAACTAGAGCATTAATAGAAGTGTAATCAGAAGCTGGTTTAGTTACTTCCTGTTCTTCTAGAATAATTTCGTCATTTTCTTCTTGAACATCCTTATTTTCTACAATAGGTTTGTCGCTAAAGAATGACTCCTTAATTACTTGAAGATTTTCTGCGTATGCATCAAGATCTTCAATATCAAGCTTTTCAGACAATACTTTCAATCTCTCTACCTGGTTCTCAGATAAACCTTCTGAAAGTTCGTCAAATTTTTGTTCTGCTTTGAAAGTTTGAATTTCTTTTTGTAATTCAATGTTCTCATTTACGAGATCATTTGCTTTCCCTTCCAATTCAGAAACTGTTGTTTCTAATGTATTCACAACGTCAACTGATTCTTCAGAAACAGATACGTTATGTTCTACGAATAAGTTCTTAAGACCTGACATTAATGATTCCGCCATCTCAACCTTAATTCCAGATTCGATTGCGATTTCATTCTCAGACATCCACTCAGATACAACGTAATCTAAATACTTATCAACATTTTCAGTAATAGTATCTAATTTCTCAGTTACTGATTCTTCCAATGCTTCGTCTAAAGATTTAGTTAACTCTTCGCGAATTGCTTCAGTTCTTTTATTTACTTCTTCGTTTAAAGCGGCTTCAAATACAAGACTAATCTTGCCTTTGAATTCTTCTGATAGATCTTCGCCTTCAATGATAGATTCAATTGAAGATTCTACAACTACTTCTTCTACTGTTTCAACTTCAGCATCGGCTTCTGTTTCTTCAGCAGTAGGTACAGGCTTGCCTGCATCGCCTTGGTCAGGTGTTACTTTCTTAGCGTCAGCAACTCCTTTTGGCTCGTCAGTTGTTGTCTTCTTCAGCTTGTCCTTTTTACCTTCTCCACCTTCAGGTGTTACAGCATCAGGGACCATTGAGACTCCATCATCAGCAACGAATTTTTCTTCTACGTTTGCCATTATTTTTCTCCTTTAAATTTGTCTTTATAATTTACAAATATCTTTATAATAAACTTTACTGTTTTTATTTATAAAAAGTTAATTTCTCAAAGTACGGATGAATGATTCAAACATTCTTGTTGCCGTTGCTTCGTCAATAGTTCTTACTACTCTGTTAACCTTTTTCTCGACTTCCTCTTGGATATCTTGAATAGCTTCTTGAGCTCTCCAATTACCCGAAGCGATATCGTAGTAATATTCTACGTTCTCCATGATTCCATTTACGAACGCGTTTGGTGCTGAAGGGTCAGTAACAATATCAACAGTAGAAAGGTGGAAATCCTTCTGAACTTCCATTACTCCATTTTTACCTGCCTTGACCGAACCAAGACCTCGAGTTGAAACTCCGATCTTTACTCCTTCGTCTAATAGGCTTTTAACGATTTCCCCCATAGGTGTTGATAAGATTTTAGCCTTACCATAAAAATCGTTGCCATCTCGCTTCATTTCAGTAATTAGATGTGAAACGCGATCCCCGTTGATTTGTGGACCATCAGGGTGACCTAGTTCTCCAAGAGCACGTTTAGTTTCAATAAACTCTTTTTGATAACGAGACATTTCGTTTTCTAAAGTTGCACTTGGATAAATTCTTCCATTGCGATTTTTAATATCGCCTTGCATGAAAATTCCTTCGATGAAATAATTCTTCTTGCCGTCTTCTTTGGCTTCTGTAATTACCTCAACGGAATCTTCTCTATATTCTGTGATTAAATTCATTGTAGATTCTCCTTCGCAAATGTAAGGATTTCGTTATAACCTGCTTCATCCGCGATTAAAACGTTATACATTTCGGTTGTGTTAGTTTCATTTAATTCATCAAACATATTATTTAAAATAGTAGCATCTTCTTCTGATACTTCAATTACTGTTTCATTTTGTAATTGAAACTTACCAGCTTCGATTGATTCATAAGCTGCTGTATACATCTTTGCTGCTGATAAAGGTTTACCGTTAACCATTTGGTCACCTTTACTATAAGCATACAATGATTTAACATTAGAAAATACTTCTGCTAATTTATTCTGCCACCATTCTTCAGGATCTTGTCCTTCCATTTTTAGATAATCTTGGATTTCTTCAGTAGCATAACAAATGAAATGTAGTTGCTTCAGCATCATAGGAATTTCTTGTTGGGGACTCTCAAGAAGTTCTTCCTCTGTGGAAACTTTATTTAACATTTCTTTGAATGTCATTGATAATGTTTTACCATTACTATCTTTAATAGTGACTGATGTTGGACCTGTTTTAGGTTTACCTTCACCTTTTAAAACTTTTTTCTTTTGTACTTCAGGTTCAATTGTTTTAGCAGAATCTGTATCGGATTCTTTTGTTGTTGCTTTCTTAACAGGTTTCTTCTCAGCATTTAGCTTATCACCTGAACAACCGCCTTCCTCAATACCTTTAATCTCATTACCACAGCAAGAACATTCTTTACCGATTTCTTCAACCTTATGTTCTCCACCACAGTGATCGCAAGAATCGTCACAACCACAAGAAGCCTTTAAACCTTCTTCCATTGATTCGTCATCCTTTTCGTCTTTCTTTTTATTGACTCCAAGAATTTCTGTAATTGATTTCTTTTCTTCGGCAACTTGTTTACCTGCACCTGCACGTTGAGGTAAGGTATTGTCTACTTTAGTTTTATATGCTAAGTCGTAGCTTGAATCGCCTTCTTGGTCAGCACGTCGCTTATTATCACTATTATCACCTCTTCCTGGTATTTCACCTGTGAAAATGTGGTCAGGAGCAACAGGGTGCTTTATCACCTCAATCGTATGTTGGTCCTTAAAGCGTCTTTCTTCAGGTGATTGCGGCTGGGCAACTTCTGAAACGAGATCTTTAAAATTTTTCATGTTTAGTCCCTAGTTTTATTTACACTATATTTATTTATATTATTAAAATGCATCATCATCTGCATGTCCACCTTGAGCCTTTTCATCTGCAATTTCATCTTCCATTCTTTGCGCGTCTTCTTCAGACATCTGCAGAATATTTTGAGTAATCCACTGATGAGAGAAATACTTTCCTGTGTAATCAGATACATCTCTTAAAGTATTCAATCTTTCTCTCAGAATCTCAGCTTCCTTCAATTCCTCAAAATAATTATCCTTAACAAAATCATAACGGATATCATTACGTATTTCGTTAAATTCCTCAGGTGTTAAAATTCCTTTTAGAATCAATTGCTTCTCTAATGCCATATTGAATATCCATGAGAAGCGTGCACGGATTCTTCTAATAAATTTACCAAACTTCAGTTCATCACGAGTAATCTCTGATGTTCTACCAAAGGTTGCCATTGCTTCAGGTTCTAAACGTGATAAGGGTACTTTCAACGCTTTATATAATTTACGTTGAAAATACTCTAGGTTTTCGTTACTACTCAATCCTGGTGCATTTCCTCCTGCGAGGGTATCAACTTCAGTTGACCTTTCTCCACCACGACGAGGGAACCAAAAGTCCTCAGTCATTGTTAGCATTTTTCTCGAGTCAGTAATCTGTCCTGACTCAGAGTTGTATTGTAATTTGTTTTTATGGCGAGCCATCATATCTCTAAGATATTGCTCTGCCTTATTCTTTGGCAAATTACCTACATCAATATAAAATATTCTTCTTTCAGGTGCTCTTGTTAACGTGTATATTACAACAGCATCTTCCAACATGCGCAGCTGATTTAAAGCCTTGCCTGCTGGATGTAAATGAGATAATACTAAACTATTATTCTCATTCATTAATCCTGAAGTAACGCGAGCTACCGCATCCTTCGAAATTTTAATTCCAGATGTACTACTTGCCGGAGTACTTGTTCCGCCAACAGCAGTATTCTGAAATCCAGTTTCTGAATACATGTAATACTCGTTTTTAACTTTCTTAACAGGTATTCCTGAATGTTTATCTTTCTGCTTCTTGTCAACTTCTCGTATTAATTTTAGTTTACGAGGGTCAACATATCTTAACTCTAAAACTCCCTTCTTTACATCCTCAGGGTCAATAATAATATGATAATTTAATCTACCATCAACGTAGAATTTATGAAACATATCATACGCATTGTTTGTAAAGTCAAATAATGCAAGTATGTTATCAAATTCTTTAACAACAGTTTTCTTTACTTTATCTGATAACTGTGTTTCTCCTAAGGAGATTTCAACAACTCTATCATTTGTATCAACACTAATTGCCTCATTCACAATATCATCAATTGCTTGAGAAACTTCAGGCTGCATTGCCATGTGACGATATCTTGTAATAAGTTCGGATTCCGTTTTAGCGGAACCTTCCATATCAAGTATCGTATTATAAAATCCACCGAGCGCATTACCAACTGTAATCGCTCCATCATCATTAGAGGGTTCGGCAAACGAAACTGGAATTTCGTTCTCTTCCTCAGCCCTCTTTATATCAAAGCCAAAAATTTTCAAAATATCACCTATTATTTAATTATGTAGTAGGAATTCCAGTATTACCTTCAACTGTCCAAAGATCATAGTCGAAGCCTACTGTAAATTCCTGAATCCCGGCAGCTGTATCCCAACCCATTGCCATTGAGCTAACAGATGTTGGGAATAATCCTTCAAATTTATATGTTCTAAGAGGATCTCCATTTTTACTGTAATGTGTAATTAGCGCGTCAGTTTTATAATCTTGAGGTAAGCCGGATATATTTCCTTCGTGTGAATTGATTGAATTCATCCATGCTTCCATGGAATTACGAATTGAATAATCCTCATCATTAATTACTGTCACTTCCCAAGTAGCGAATGTTCTATCTCCTGCATATGCAACCTGTCTTCCAAAATAGTTAACTTTATAAGAAGCTATATCGGAAGAAGGAATGTTTGCACCTTTAACCATGAATGGAATTTTGAAATCAGCCACAGGGTCAACAGGGTTTAAAATTTGCACTTGGAAAAGATTAGCTCGAGCACCACCACCAGTTAACTGGGATTTGAACTCATTTATGTTAAACGCCATTCTTATTCTCCTTTATTTAATAATTATTTATTATGTTAGTGACCCAACGATTTCATCAAACTCTACACCGCTTCTTGTTGCCACGAAAGTTAATTCGATGACGTTAATTGAACGTGCAGGTTTAATAAAGATATTAGCTCTGAACTTACCTTGGTCAATAACCGAAGGTGTATTAACAGTTGTATCAGAAACTACTCTAAAATCAACAATTCCTCTTTTACCTTGAATGTCTCTTAAGAATGGTTCAACGATTCCTTTAAATTGTGATTGAGTAAACTCATCATTCAATTCAAATAAGAATCCTTCAGCAGCATTAGCAATTGCCTTCTCTACTGCGATAAACAATCTTCTAACATTAATACTATCAAATGCACTATTAGCACCTAATCCTGTTTTATCACCGAATAGAACAATTCCTCGTCCTACTTGTGCCATAACTGGATTGATATTTGAGCTATATAGTTGGTCTCTCTGAGATTTGTTAGGATTAAACGCAAGCTTAACAACATTTTTAATTACACCCTTACGGAATCCTGCTGGACTTTCAAAAGGTTCAACTCTTGAGGAAAGACCTGCGATATCACCGTTAAGTGGAGTGTATCTATATACATCGTTATATCTATCGTATCTGTACTTGTACCCAGAATCCATTACATAGTAAGAAGAACTTGGTAAGCTGTTCTTGAAATCAATTACATTTGCTAATTTCTTTTCTGTTTTGCTTTCATCAACTACATCAGATTTAGCAGGCGAAATAAACGCAACTGCATCTTTTCTGTAATCAGCAATATTTGAAATTAGGTATGTAGCAAGATTACCTGTATCATCAGATTTACCACCTAATACGAATGAAATATCAATTTCATTTGAAGATTTGAATAAATCGTAACCATCTGCTAGGTCAGCAAGTGTTGCTGTAGATTCAGTTCTACCGTCTGTTCCAACGTTTGAACTCAATATGGCAGTATTACCACCTGCACCACCTACGTTAACACCTAATGATTCATACTGTGCAGTTTGAGCTTCAAAATGAGTTGTATTAGCAACTTTAACCCAAGCTGATTGTTGTTCAATAACTTCTTTATAGTAGTTAGTACGACCATCAGGAAGTCTTGCAGTTGAGGTTGTTGATACATCAGAATATATTTCTAATAATGTTCCAGCATCTCCACTGATTTGACCATCTTCGTCAATAACTGCGATATGATAATTACCTGTACTTGGAGCAGTTATGAATGATTTCGAGTATGCCCACTTTCTATTGATTTTTAATTTATTTAAAGATGTTTCAGCTAATCTATAAGGACTTGCTAAATTAATCGTATAAGCATGTGAAGTAATTAACGCAGTATTAGCAGTTTCCTGTCCATCTGCTGCTCTTGTTTCTTCTGTAATACTGTCGAGTGTAATTTCTTGATAACCAACTGAATCGTTACCAATAACCATTATATCACCTGCTACAACTGGTTCAGTATTTGCCAAATCAATTGCGTTTTCAGGTACTACCTCGAAAGAAATTGTGTTAGTGTTAAATGTAATTGTTTGCGCAGTTGCTATCTCTTCAGAATCTGCACCTGTGATTCGTGTAGTTGGGACGTCTCCAACAGCAATTAAATCTGTTGAAAAATTAGTATCTTTAACATATGCAACTTCTAATGAATTACCTAAAGATCCTGCATATAATGCATCAAATGCACCATTTGTAGTTTCATTAATGTCACCATTAGCATGTAGAGTAGTCGAAGTTGCGGAAGCAGTTACTGCTCCATTGTCAACACGAGCAACCCATAATGAATTTGCGTATGAAAGATAGTCTGCAGCTACAAAGAATGTTTCATAGTTATCGTCATTGGGTTCGCCAAAACGTTGTACTAATTCATTCTCTGAAGAAACAAGAATTGCTTCACCTACAGGACCCCATCTAAACACACCAGCGATTGCTGCAGGTGGTGTTGCGATGGCAGGAACCGATGCTGATGCGTCCACCTCTCGAACAATTACGGAAGGACTTACGGAAAAAGCCATATTATTCTCCTTTAATATTATCTATTTTAAACCTATTTACTATTTTATAGTTATCACAGTTTTATTTATAATAATTGAAATTTATATCTCAAATGTTCTTTCTGGTCTATATTCAATCCATCCCTGCTCATCTGGCGTAGGATCTCCTGTATCTATAAATCCAAAAGGTAACAATTCTTCATCAAGCTGTTGTTCTGTTTTTTCTTTCAATGCTGCAAGTGTATTGATATCCGTTAATTCTCTAAAGAATCGTTGGTCAGATAACCAAGCAAATAAAACTAAGTTCATAACGAGATCATCATGAGACCCCGCTTCAGCTTCATAAGAATTACCTTTTTTACTAAATCGTGATAACTCCTGTATTGTATTATAATCTTGTATTATTAACTGATTTTGTTCAATTAATAACTTCATAATAGAACAACCTTTTGATTTTACACTTCTTGTTGTTCGTATTCCATGATCTGCTCTCTTCCCTCCAAAACCTCCTGAAACTTGTTTGCCGGCTCGGCCTGCGTTTTCAGTAAAGAGAAGATTTTCATAGCCGTAGTCCATTAAAAGTACGTCAGAAACCTGTTCACCGATGTCATTGATTTCTATTAAAACCGCACTCTCATTATACATCAGCCCTATTCTATATATAACAGAGGCAAAGTCTACTGGACTTATGGTATTATCTTGATAACAACATACTTGCTTATAAGGCATTTCTGTTACATCAATCATTGTAAATGTTGAATAGTCGAGTCCTTTACCTCTCGATACATCAACTGTCATAACATATGAGTGACCTGGTATTGCTTTCTCATATTGAGTAATACCTTCACTTTCAGTAATTGGTCGTGATGGAGCAAGTTCTTTCAATTTAGCTCCACTTATGAGTGTACCTGATGAGCCTAAGAATTGGCAACAGTATTCTTGCTCAAACTTTTCTTGGTCAAAATCTAATGCTTCAAGAGTTTCATCTTTCCACTGTTCGTCTCTGCCAGGAACATCATACCACATAACTTCAACAAATTCATAACCATTTGTACCTTCTCTTGCACCTTTACATGTTTTCCAAAAATGGTTTAATCCATTAGGTGTTGAAGTCATTAATAATTTTGTACTTTGACCTGATGAAATTGTTGGATATACAGAAGCAAAGAATTCATCAAAGCCTTCAATAAACGCAACCTCATCAAGATATAGGAATGAAATAGATTTACCACGAATTGCTGAACTTGTTGTTGTTCCTGCATAAATCTTACAACCATTCTCTAATGTTATATTACCTTTATTCCATTCTTCAATACCTTGCTGCATCCATTTAGGTAATGCTTCATAGGCAAGCTGTATTCTTCCAAGGACCTCTCTTGCTGCATCTCCCTTGTTTGCCAATATCGCAACAGTCTTAAATTCATTAAATAAGATGTAGTGTAATATAACTGCTACTGCTGTTGTTGTTTTACCTGCCTGTCTTGATGTGAGTACAGCAACACGCCTAGAGTCAGTAATTTTTCTTGTGATATCTTTTTGGTAATCATACATATCCATTGGAATTAATCCGTGGTCAACATGTACAATTTTTATATAATTCTCAGCAAAGTAAACAGGATCTTCAGCACACTTCATATACTCTTTGAGCATTTCAGGAGTAAACTCAATTTGCTCACCAATCTTTTTGAGATATGAGTTGCCGAGATAACCTCTATCCATTCTCGTTGTCACCTTTTATCATTTTTAATAAATCTGCAGTTGAGACAATTAAATTATTATTGGTTACATTCGTTGATGGAGATTCTTCTTCCTTAGCGTATCTTTTCTTTGTTGACATTTCAACATAATCTTTGTTTGCATCAAGTAATGTTTTCATTAAGGTAGATACAACTTCAAAGGCTCGAGGAGATTCAGATTGCTTTGCGATTTCAACCATTTCTTTAACAGAATCATCACCAAGATTAATAATATTCTCAATGTTTGCTTTTGCTAATTCAATGTCTTTTAAATTTTCTTCTGCTTCTTTACTTATAACTGCAGGAGGTTGAACTACACTTTCTTGCGGTAAATTCTTTACGGAATCTACACTTTCTGCAAGTTCAGCATCTTCATTAGTCGAAAAAGAATTCATTGGAAGGTCAGGAAGTTTCTCTGGATTTAATCTATCCAAAGCTTCTTGCTTCTCTTCTTCAGCTTCTTGTAAAGACCTCATATTTAATGCTTGTGCTATTTTGTCATCTTTATCTTTCATAGTATTATTTATCCCTCAGAGGTCATCTTCCAATCACCATCGTTATTTACCCAAGTACAAGATTTCCTTAATGCTGAAGTACTAAAGCGGTGATCACGTTTATTAAAGAAGAGTTCAATATCTTTCTTTCTACAAATATCTTTTCCTGTAAATTCTTTATCACGATATTCTTCACCTAATATACGAACATTAATTCTATATAGTTCTAATATATCAATTAAGTCTTGTTCAGTTGCATAAGGAATAATTTCATCAACATAGCTTACTGCTTTTAATTGAGTATATCTTTCAACGATAGTTTGAATAGGTGGGTTCTTTTCTTTAGGTCGGTCAGTCGCAGGATTCAATTGTAATCCTACCATTAAATAATCGCATTGTTCTTTTGCATCTCTCAGCATTTGAACATGCCCGGAATGTAGTAAGTCAAAGCTACTACAAGTAAATCCAATTTTCATAATATTATTCCTTCTTAACTAGGTTCTGTATCAGATATATTTCCGATATATTCCCAGTCGTCATCAAATTCAATTAAGCTATA